ACTATTAAAGCAATGGATTTGTTCTCTGCACTAATCAAAGAACGTGCTGAAACCGGACGTATCTACATCATGAACGTTGATCATGCAAATACACATAGTAGTTTCAAAGATACAGTTTATATGAGTAACTTGTGCCAAGAGATTACGTTACCTACTAAGCCACTTCAGCATATTGATGATCCTGACGGAGAGATTGCTCTTTGTATCCTAAGTGCTATTAACGTAGGTGTAATTAAAGACTTAGATGATCTAGAAGAACTATGCGAACTAGCAGTAAGAGCATTAGAAGAGATTATTGATTATCAACGTTACCCAATTAAGGCGGCCGAGATTAGTACAAAGGCTCGTCGTAGTTTAGGTATCGGCTATATTGGCTTGGCACATTATCTTGCAAAGAATCAAGTACAATATGGAGACAAAGAAGCTGTTAACCTAGTACATAGATTAACAGAAGCATTCCAATATTATTTGCTAAAAGCAAGCAATAAAATTGCTCAAGAGCGTGGCGCATGTGAGTACTTTGACCGTACTAAATACAGCGACGGCATTCTTCCTATTGATACATACAAGAAGGAAGTAGACGAGCTTCATGGAGAAAGGTTGCATTATGATTGGGATACTTTACGAGATGACATCAAAGAGTACGGACTTAGACACTCGACATTGTCCGCACAGATGCCATCGGAGAGCTCAAGCGTTGTGTCAAATGCAACAAACGGTATCGAGCCACCTAGAGGATACTTGTCCGTTAAGAAAAGCAAAAAAGGGCCTCTTAAGCAGATTGTTCCACAATATCAAAGTCTTAAGCAGTACTACACCTTGCTGTGGGACATGCCTAGCAACGAAGGTTACATCAACGTTGTCGCAGTAATGCAAAAGTTCTTTGATCAAGCTATTAGTGGCAACTGGTCATATAACCCAACACACTACCCAGATAACGAAGTGCCTATGAGTATTATGCTTAAAGATTTGCTTAATACATATAAGTATGGATGGAAAACTAGTTATTACCAAAACACTTATGATTATAAGTCTGATGGTGATACAGAGTTTGAAGAAAAACCGCAGGTAGAATTATCCTCCAGCACAGTATTAACAGGCGAAGAAGAAGCCTGCGATGCATGTGCAATTTAGTGGTTGACTTATGAGATTAAAGATAGTATAGTAATATTATATAGAGTTATATAAGGAAGTAAAAGAAATGGCTAAGACAGTATTCAACCAAGATAAGGTTGATTTTACAAAACAGCATATGTTTTTCGGAGCAGATCAAAATACGCAACGTTATGATACATTTAGGTTTCCAGAGTTTGATAAATTAAATCAAACTATGCTTGGATATTTTTGGCGTGCAGAAGAAGTAAGTTTGCAAAAGGATCGTGCCGACTATCAAAACTTCCGACCAGAACAAAAGCATATTTTCACAAGTAATTTGAAATATCAAACACTACTCGACAGTGTCCAAGGCCGCGGTCCAAGTTTGGCATTCTTGCCATATGTATCGCTACCAGAACTAGAAGGGTGTATTGTTACTTGGGACTTCTTTGAAACTATTCACTCACGTTCTTATACACACATTATGAAAAATGTGTATGCGGATCCAAGTGAAGTATTTGATACTATCCTAGACGATAAAGAAATTCTAAAACGTGCAACAGCAGTTACTAAAAACTATGATGCATTTACAGAAGCGGCAGATGCTTGGTTCCATAGAGGAGAAGGTAGTCTGCGAGATGTTAAGAAGAAAATGTTCTTAGCGATGATGAATGTAAATATTCTTGAAGGCTTGCGTTTTTACGTAAGTTTTGCTTGTACGTTTGCATTTGCTGAATCAAAAGTAATGGAAGGATCCGCAAAGATTATTTCACTTATTGCTAGAGACGAAGCAACTCATCTTAATCTTTCAACGCAAGTTTTAAAGCATTGGATTAAAGGTAACGATGATCCTGAAATGGTTTCAATTGCTAAAGAATGTGAAGATGAAATTTATGAAATGTGGCGCACCTGCGTCAATGAAGAAAAGGCTTGGGCTAACTATTTGTTCAAGGACGGTGCTATTATTGGACTAAACGAGGAACTTCTACATCACTATGTAGAGTTTATTGCCAATAAGCGTTTGAAGGCACTAGGATACAAAACCATTTACGATCGTCCAGTAAATAACAACCCGCTACCGTGGACACAGCATTGGCTATCTAGCTCAGGCTTGCAAGTTGCACCGCAAGAGACAGAAGTTGAAAGCTATATCATTGGTGGCATTAAACAAGACGTTGACGATGACGTTCTGAAAGGATTTAGTTTATGATAGAGATTTGGGGTAAACCCGGATGTCCAAGTTGTGTGAGTGCAAAGCAACTTTGTGAAACCCGTAAGTATACATATACCTATAAAGAACTGGGAAAAGATTTTGATAGAGAACAAGTTTTTGAAACGTTTCCAGGAGCTCGAACATTTCCACAAATTATTATTGGCGGGAATAAAGTCGGTGGATTTGACCAAATGGTTGATTACATTGAAAGCACAGGTTATACTGGAACAGGACATTCATTATAGGAACAACTATGTTAATTGATATACCTTACAAAGACGGTGATACTATCACCTTTAAAACAGTGGCAGGCGAAGAAGTTATTGCCCGCCTTGAGAAAAAAGAAAAAGATTCAATGAAAGTTAAAAAGCCAATGGCTTTAACAGCAAGTCAAAATGGAATCGGAATGGTACCATTTACATTTACTGTTAGCCCGGAAACACCACTTGAAGTTAATCTAGCAACAATCGTTTTTATTGCTAAGACAGACTCAGAGATGGCTAAACAATACATTGAATCAACAACCGGCATAAAACAGATATAAGGAGATTATATGTCAACAATCCATGAGCAAATCGTAGAACAATACGAAAACTATTTAAAAGAAGCAGAGTCTTTTGAAGACAAATCAGTAAAAGCCGCGGCCGCTAGAGCAAGAAAAGCTCTCGGTGAGATGGGCAAATTGGCCAAAGCTCGCAGAGCTGAAATCCAAGAAAAAAAGAACGCATTGTAATAAATAATTGCAGTTAAGTAAGGCGCACTAGATGCGCCTTACTATTTTGAACAGGGCGATACAATTATGACAAATCAGGGTAAGGTTAATTTTTATAATCATGTTAAAGGATATGGATTTATCAGCAGAGATAATGATCAGGCTGATTTGTTTGTTCACATTTCAGAGTTCCGTAAAAACGGAATTAAAAAAGTTGTAGAAGGTATGATAATTTCGTACGATATTGCTGACCATAACGGCAAAGAAGTTGCAACAAATATTCAACTAATTAATGATTCTGTATGAGATATTATCTAGATCAATGTGAGTTTAAATGGACACATGTTGGTACAAAGGTAGAACATATCTGGGTGCAAAGACAACTTGGTGACGAGCTTTTTAAACAGTGCAATCAAGAAGGATTTAATTTAGTATACATTCATTCAAACAGTGTATCATTACCTGATGATATGTATTGTCGTTGCGATATCTATGTAGATGTTAACGACGGTCATCAATCTACATTGTTTGCATTGAAAAATCAAAAAGCTATTCCTGTACCAGAGGTAGACACTAATGAAATGTAAACCGGGAGACATTGCTCGTATTATCTATTCAGTGCGTCCAGAAAATATTGGACGTATTGTAAAAGTAGTTGATTACATTGGCAAGTACAATGCAAAAGAAGAGTGGGAGTTTAGGGGAATGCCTTGCCAGGCACCCGTTCACGATCATTATTGGTGGATCGAAGCAGATGATCTGTCTAGTGGATTTGGTCCTAGTCCTCGTGCATATATTGCTGACACTTGGTTAGAACCAATTCGTCCAGAAGAAGAAAAAGAACAGTCAAAAGCAGAAAAAGAACTTGATATGTTCTTATAAATAGCTATACGTTCAGGCAACACGCCCGGGAGTAGCATAAGCGAAGGAACGCACTTTAACCCTTTAACTAGGAGGAGTGTTATGGATAATTTCACTTACTGGCGCATTAAGAAATTACTTAGACAACACCACATAGATAAAGTTAACTTTTTATTAAGAAGAAGACTCAATAAAGGTTGACATCACCGTATAAAGGTGTTATAAATATACTTGTAACGTTGAAGCTAATCAACGACGAACTGGACCCGGGTGCGATTCCCGGCATCTCCACCATAAGCACTCTATCCCAACCTGACGAGGGCGGATCGTAAAGAACTAAACAGAGTGCTTATGATGGGGATGATCAGGATCGACAGGCGTAATAGAGAACGTGGAGTTACCGGGATGTAAGCGCCGTACCGCGAACAAACTTTGTAAATGCAAACGCAAATACATCGCCAGAAATGGCACTAGCGGCTTAGTAATAAGCACGTAGGGGCGGGTACTGCCTGGCAACAGAAGTGCCATTACTTACGAGGACAAAGTAGTGTCTAAAGATATTTGGTTAATCAGCGATACACATTTTCAGCACGAAAACATTTTAAAGTTTACAGACTCTAATACAGGAGAACTGGTTAGAGGCAATAGGTTTTCTAGTGTTGAAGAAATGAACGAAACAATGGTCGAAAACTGGAACAACACAGTCAAGCCGGGAGATATAGTATATCACTTAGGCGATGTGTTTATGGGTCCTAAAGAAGACTTCTTAAAGTTGTGGAAGGGACTGAACGGTAGTAAAAGACTCATTCTAGGTAACCACGATGATGCCAAGTTCTTTGTTAAACACGAACTTGTTACTAAAGTTGTAATGTGGAGAATGTTTACCGAATTTGGTTTACTTCTATCCCACGTTCCAATTCATGAAAGCGGATTACGCAGAGGTTCGCCTACGGATGAAACTGCTCCTATGTTGTTAAACATACACGGACACATTCATCAGAATCCTAGTCCAACCGAACATCATAGATGTGTTTGTGTCGAACACATTGATTATACTCCAATCAACATTGAAGAACTAAGGATCAAGTAATGGAATTTGTATCGGGATTAATTATATGCGTGTTACTAATATGGTTGATTATGAAAGATGATTGAGCATAGACTATACAGCATAGAAAAATGGGAACAAGGCAAGAAAATGGAAGAAAAACTGTTGCTCTGTACGCCAAAAGATGTTACACTATATGCATTGCGTGGATGGTCAGTGTTTGACTATCATTTATCATTAGATATGGAACCAGAGTATTATGAAAATCGGATTGAGCCTGTCACGTTGTGTGAGGGACATTTTTGAAAAGAAAGTAGATCAAGATGATGTGCTGGTTATTATTGCCCGTACAGATTTTGATCCTCATGTAGAGGCACATTGGCGTGGTATTTGGGAAGGCTACCTCTACGGTGGCATGAGTTATCCAGAATGGGCAGGACTAGAAGACCGCGAACAAGATATGCGTAAGCTGGTAACTGCATTGTATGACAATGGCAAGATCCACCAGCCTCGTAGATTTGGTGCTCATCCTCAGAGGATGGCTTACTACTGGCTCGAGTGTGTAGTACCGCAGGACGAAATGAATCCTGCACAGCAGAAAGCGTGGGACAATTATAAACTTATAACGGACTTAGCATAATGACATTACCAATTGAAAGAACAAATGCAGTTCTAAATGTAGAACGATTCCTAATGGACTTGCGAGATCCTAAGAAGTATCCACGGGTGCCGCAAGCAGTAAGAGAAGAAGCAGGCAGACTGTTGAAACACTATCCTTCCAAATATAATATGGCATATATTGCAGATAGTTTTGAAGAGGTAGATTACTAATGTATGCAGTAATGGTATGTCTTGACGGCAAGGACGATTGGATTTATGTTACGAAACAAACAGAGCA